GATAGCAAAACGATTCTTGTGGAACAGACGAATCATGTCCTTCTGAAAGTCCCACATTTCAAATGGCATCAAACCACGGTCAACGTTAACAATCTTGATATAATGTTCTGCAAAGTAAACAGGATCCTTGGCGCATCTCAAATACTCCTCAACTTGTTCTTGAGTGTATTTTACTTGAACACCAACCTTTTTTAGTAAAATATTATCGCGGTAACTTTCTTTATTATCACTCATTCATACCCTTAATGAGTTTATTCAACTCGGATGTTGAGCCAACAAAGAATGCTGCTTTGTCAATATTTGTGGTGCTTGCTTGATTCTTTTTGTCCATCTCACGCATTTGTTTTTGTACCGCAAGAAGTTCTTTATTGGCATCTACTACATTTTTAAGTAGAGTACCATATACCTCAAATGCTCTTGGGTGTTGACCGTCTTTTGCAATCTGTAGAATCTCTGCCATTGCATCTTTACCTTGGTCAATCAAATCTTGTAGATTGGCTTTAGTTTGTTCATATGCATCAGCCAAATCTTCTTCAAGATTTTCTTTATCTACTGCTACAGGTAATTGTTGTTTTTTTACAGGCACCACTGGTGTTGGTGTGGAAGAAACATCAAAGATTTCTTCCATGTTTTTTTCAAAGTTAGACATTGGTATATTCAGTTATTGCGGTGGTATATGTATAATTTGATGTTGCGTTAGCGTTACTTGGGTTAGGAGTAATAGTTATGTTTGCGTATTCTTCTGGTTGAATGCTGTATGAATTGAAAGACCAAACCGCACCAGAATTTATACCAACTAGATTTGTATTGGAAACAAAATTACCTTGTGCATTATTGACAATCAATTGTTTGTTATTACTGCTCCAAGAAACAACTTGTGCTGTTGCTGTAAACAACTCTGCTGTGGGTCCTTGGTAAACTCTTTCGTTAGGCTGATAGTTACCTAGACCATTAGAATTTAGATTGAAAACAATGTTATTGCCTTGTGCAAGATTATTGTGTATGTTTGTAATAGATGTTTTAATCAAGCCAGTTGTTGAATTTGCACCAAAGATGAAACCCTTAACTGTAAAGTTTAGTGTCCAAATAACCATTCTGGTATCTGAATCACGGTCACCCTCATAAGTTACATCATATCTGACATTGTTCAATATAATTGGTACTTCTTTGACGATACCCATTTCTGGAATCATGTTCACTTTGATTGTATAATCTGGTGCAAAGAATGGTAAAATATGTTCAATGATTTGATTACCATCTTCAATGTTTCTCACATACAAATAAAGTGAGAAATCAAAGTTGTATGGTACTGGCATGTATTGCGAAATGATATTTTGACCACTTGACGCAAAGTTTTTGATGTTTGTTATTTGTTTTCTAGATGCATCGTAATCAATACCATTCATTTCATATGACATGCGTGGCAAAGTCATTTGAACTTTTTTATCTAGATTAGGGTCAAAAGTTAGACGTTGAACATACAATTCTTTTGCCGCATAATCAATAGGAACAACAAATCTTTCTTGTTCCGATTCATCTGGATTGTAACGAACTAGCGTAATATTGTTAAACAGATTGCCAAACGCAACTGTTATTTTACGAATCATTCTATTGTAGGTTGTATCTGCCATTATAGACCACCAATTGGATTATTTTCTGATGTATTGACATATGGTGCAGCAGTAGTTTCAATCACATTATTGTCGTATGATTCTTTGTTTGCTGGATCATACAATGGATTAAACGTTGTTAAGATATACTGTGCATTACTTGATTGACCAATTATAACGTCAGAATCAATAAACTCACCAGCAATATTGGTTACAGAAAGTGTTTTTGAACTTGGTATCCAAGACTGCACTGTTGCAACTGTTGTAGCATTTGCGAATGTTCCATCCATAGATTGATATACAATTTCTTTAATGTTGTATGTTCCTGTTCCTGTACCAACATTCAAATGTAATGTGTAAGCAGAATCAGTAACAACAGAATCAATATCTTGGTTGCCAGTAGAAATAATTTCTTGTGAATATTTGAATTTCTCAAGTTCCAATTCATAGTAATAAGGAACTTTACGGCCCAACATAAAGAAGTCTTTAGTTTGGTTTGTGAACTTAATTTCATACAACTCACCAGTACCATTTAGGAATGGAATGTAAATCAAATCACCTTCTCTTGGTCTGGTATAAGTGTTTTGTGGTACTCTTTGAGTAAACGCACGCTTAGATAGAATGACTGTAACTTGGTTTCTGATTTCTAAACCAAACTTAGTAAACATTTCTTTTTCGCCCATGTAATCATTTGCAGAAGAAAGATACATTTCCAATGGGAATGCAGCCTTGAATTTCTTAACCGGGTCTTCACCATAGATTAAGTCTCTTGCTGCATCATTATCATTTGGTAAATAATATGCCTGGAATCCCATTATTTGTATGGATTCTGTGATTAAATCTTCCACCAATCTTTGTTCATCATACTTAGCGTTATAATTATTGAAATACGGAGAAATCGCCATGTTAACCTGTTACTTTCTGGCAGGTATAGCCTTTATATTTTATAGATTTTTTTGCGGCAACAGACATCATTCCACGATTGAGTCCATTCTTTCTACAATATTCTGCCATATTGTGCACAATTTCTTTTGTGCCTGATGGAGTTATAACTTCCCAATCTCTTGCAATTGAGTTTGTAACTTTTTTTATGTAATCGTTTGTGAATCTATTATTTAATTTTTCAATGTGTTCTTGTGTTCTATTAACTTTTCGGCCTTTTAATTTAGCACTGTGTTCTGGTCTTTTTTTACCATAGAAACAATGGTTCTCACCTTTTCTATTTTGGTTTGCTTTTAGTGCACCTAAACGACACAACTCTTTAACTCGTTCTTCTTTTCCCATTATTCCAGCAAGACCTTTCCATGCCAACTCATCTTCTTTTCTTCCGTATTTTTCAAAAAGAACACGATGTGCCTCTGCATGTTCTTCAACAGTCATTTCTATCAAATTTGATGGATCGTCTGAACCACCCATATGTTTAGGAATAATATGATGTAGATGTTTCATTAGTTTAAGAACCACTCCAATGGTCCCGAATAATCGTTAATCATGTCTTTTTCTAGTTGTGCAATTTCTTCAACTGCGGCATCCACAGTTTCTTTGCCATTTAGAACCACACCACCAGGTAATTGGATGCCACCAAATTTGGCCATATTTTCTCCCCAATTTTTCTTAATCAGTGCAGTAGCATAGCGTTTCAACCAACGGTCATTCCATACAGTTGGATATGTGCTTGGGTCAATTGCACCATAACACTCAGAAACAACAACTTGACCTACATTAACTTCATAACCTTGACCCCACGCCCAATCAATATACAATCTCTGCATATTACGCACGAAACGAATAGGAACTTCTCCAGTGAACTGGAGTTCCAAAGAACGTAAGTGTTGTTGTGTTAATGTGTAATTGATGTAGGACGCTGAGGTAAAGTCATACAACTCATTCAAACGCAATTGGTATCTCAAGTCAAACATGTTGATGGTTGCCTGAGAGTCGGTCAATGGGAAAATACGGGTAATACCTAAAATATTAACCGTATTTCCGTTTTGGTCTTTAGCCTGAGAAGCATCCAGATATTGGTTTGCAATATCGTTTGCGGTTACATAATGGATCCAATAGAACTTTTGAGCACCATCAAAGTGGTAATCTTGCCAATATTGAATTGCATCGTCTACACGGTCTTCAACCTGAGTGTCATCCACGTTAATGTTAATAACTGGTGCACCAAGTCTACGTAGACAATAGTCTTTAAAGTCTTGTCTATTAGTTATTGTTGCCATTAGAAATCTCCTATTATACCCTATTTATCTAATAGGAGAAATCGTGGTTTACTGAATGACTTTGCTTCCCAAAGGACCGTCTGGTTGTTGGGCTTGTTGCATTCCTTGCAACTGTTCATTCGCAGCACGTCCTAGTGCATCAATAATTGGGCGACTCCACTTGTGTGGGATTTCATCCAAAGATTGAATCAATGCATTTACAAAACTCAATTTGAAGGTCAAATCTACGTCTTGTTGTTGTGGTTGTGCTTGTTGTGCTTGGTCTGTCATGTCAAGTTTCTCCTATATTAATGATGTGACTATGTATTTATGCAGGTGTATTTGCAGTATTTGCTGGAGCCCAAGGTAGACCTGGTTCAGAAATTACGTTGATTTGATTGTTAATTTGTTCAACAATCTTTTCATTGATATGGTCAGCATACGAACCAGAAATTGAATTGATAATCCAAGATAGTACGTTTGCTTCTTCCAAATCACTGAATGGTGTGAATGAGTATGTGTTTGAATGAACATTACCCAAAGTGAAAGGTGTTGCACCGTTGAAAGTACCGGTGTGACCGTCTGGTGTTGTTGCAGAGTATGTCCAATAGGTTTGAACAACTGTGTTTGCATAGTCGTTACCATCTGGACCTTTGATGTTTTGTACTTTAAGACCAGTGATGGTATTAGAGTAGGTCCATTCTGAATTTGCAAGTGATGCAAGTGTGTTTACTGTAGCCATTATTTTCTCCTAAAATGTTGGCGGTTTAAAGGATTATATAGGTCATTTTTTAAGTAGTTCTTCAAGTCTTTGCAATCTTGCCTCTTGTGAGTCAATTATTGCTTGTTGTTCTTTGATGGCTTCAATTAGTAGACCAACCATGTTGCCGTATGCTACTGAGTATTGAGTTTCTTCAGAACCCATCACAACCTCAGGTAAAACTTCTTTTACTTCCTGAGCGATAACACCAGCATATCTGGTATTTTTATCTTCAGTGTCATTTCTTGTATATGTAACACCACGAATTTTTTGAACTTTTTCTAAAGCATTTGGTATTACTTGAACATTTTCTTTTAGTCTTAGGTCGGAATAAGCAGTAATGTTACTTGATGCAGTTACATTACCACCACTGTCAGCGGAAAACAAAACAACCGACCAAGCATAATCAACAATTTCAAATTTTCTGCTAGAAGAAGAACCTCCACCCAACTGTATTGTAAATGTTCCAGCATTTCTATCTGATGCTCTTCCAAACCAAGCCTCACCACTATTAGTTTGACTATTGTTGAATGTACCAATAACTACACGACCTTGGAAGTTTGCAGATATACCATTTGAACCTGGTGATGGATCCACATAATATCCTGTGTTATCCAAATCGTAAAATATTGGTGCTCTTGCTGAACCACCTAAAGTTGTATAAGAAGCATTAATATAAAAATCATTTGGTGCAACAATACCTGCATTTGGAGTAACACTATTATCGTGCCACATATACATTTCATTTGCACTGTAAGAACCATATGCTGAAGCCAAGAAACGTATTCTTGCGTGTATAGTTCCATCTAATGTCAGTGTTTTACTCCAACCTCCCGGATTTGCAAAACTATTTACATTTCCTAACCAAACGTGGCCGCCAACTCTAAGTGATTGTCCTGTTGAATTTGGATCCAAGTAAAAAGTTGTATCGTCTAAATCATAGAAGATTGGTGACCGGACAGAAGCACTATGATAAGCAACTCCATTATCTGAATCTAGATAATGACGAATTGTACCGGAACTAGCAACATATAACCCCCAAGCGCTACTAACATAACCGCCGGTAAAGCTATTAGCATACCCAATACCGTACATATTATTCAAAGATGTTGATGTTGGATAATAACTTCCACCAATAGAATAAATTGCGCCGGTTGTTGAACCACTTTCCGAACTGGAATAATTTCCTGATAACCAACCTGTTGCAGCAGCCTGTCTTATTATTGGTCCATTAACATATGGATAATTGATGTTTACGGTATTAAATTGTGATGTACTGTTTGGATCACAGTAATAACTTGTGTTATCAGTATCATAAAATATTGGTGCTCTAACTGATCCAACAGCTTGAAAATAATTTCTAGTTGTTTGAACAAGTCCTGTGTGGTCAATAGACATTGCTGTTTTTGAACCGGTTGCAAAAGAGTCTGTTGTTGCAAGGTACATTTTTGTACCATACGAACCGGAAGACTGTACATATACGCCGGCTTGAGCACCGGAAGAACCCCAACCCCAAGTTATTGCTTGAGCATAATCAGCACTTGATTGTCCAGTGAAGTTTAACTGATATGATGCTGTTCCTGGTGTTGTTGTATTGATTGTTTGTGAACCCGATGGGAAATTTAAAACACTCAATACTGATGTACTACTTGGTTTTACATAATAACCAGTGCTTGCATTATCGTAAAATGTGCCGTTAACATAAAAACTTGCTCCGGTATAAACTCCTCCACCATTGGGATTCAAATATATTTGATACAAATTATTCAAACCGGCTCGGTCTGTTGCTTGAATCCATGTATTCACGCTGTTTGTACCAAAATCTATAACAGCATTATCTCCACCTCGTATACGAAAAGCACCATAAGTTTGTGTTGAACCAGTTGATACTGGCCATCCATTACTACCTGATGCTGCTATAAGTCTGACGCCTCCTGGATTTGTGCCATCAAAGTTTACATAAACGGTTGACAAATTTGAAGTGCTGCTTGGTTTTACATAATAACCAGTATTTGCGTTATCATAGTATGTACCTGAAATATATTCGCTTCCAGAATTGTAAACACCAGAAGTGCTGACAAAGTTTATGGTTACTGTTTTACCACTATTTCCATTGAATGGACCACCACCAGCACCACCAAGATATATTGCGGCAGAACCACTTAGGTAAGCCAAACCAGCCCACTGGTCATAATCATAAGCATTTGAATCCGAAAAACGTAACTGTTTCATGTTACGAATTGTAAGGTCATTACTCGTTGAATTCACATTGCTGAATGTGGGTCCACCTGGCATATTCAGAAATGGTGTGCTTCCTTGAGAATTAAGTGACAGTATATAAAAATTAGATGTAGCACTTGGTACAGCATAATAACTGGTGTTGTTATAATCATAATATGTTGTAGATGACATTGTTCCAGCAACTGACAGTAATTGGCTTGGACTTGTTGTACTAATACCAACCTTACCGTTAGTTAAAATGGACATAGAATTGTTATTACT